CGGAGTTTACCGATACCGTTACGTTAGCAGCAGTTGAGCCGTTGACGTTAGAGACAACGATGTTGTTTACCTTATATACCAAATTGCTAGAAGCAGCATTTGATAGTAAGACAGTTGCACCAGTGGTGGATAAAGCAGCATACGTGGTGTTACCGTAAATTGCTGTTACATTGACTATAATTGGGTTACTCAAGATTATGCTCCTTAAATAAATTTACCATCAACCGCCAAAAATCATTGCCATTGCGATTGCCTTGCCTGTTGAAATACCTGCTGAACCGAAAGATAAGGTTCCAGAACCGTTTGTAATAAGTGCTTGACCGTTAGTACCATCTGCTGCGGGCAAGGTAAAGGTTACGTTAGAAGCAATAGTGTCTGCTGCTTTTAGCGATACATAATTTGTGCCGTTATCTGTGTCTTCATAGAGCTTAAGGTTAGCTCCAGCGGCTGATGTTCCAGCCACATCTAATTGGGTGATTCCAGCAATCGTACCGCCAGTAATGGTTGCGGATGGGGTAGCCAGAGAAGTTAGATAAGTAACCGCATCGACTACGTTTGAGCCAGTATTGAACACAAACATGGTCTTACCAGCAGGGACTGCTGTACCCGTACCTGTGGAGTTCTTAACAGTAATAGTATCTGCACAGCCGTTGTTAACTAGGTATAGCTTCTCAATCGCTGGGACAATAAGATTTTGCGCCCCGCCAGAAGTACCTGTTAGGTTAAGTCGTAGATTACGGGCTGTTTGGCTGGCGTTAGTATCTGTGAGGGTTAAAGTAACAGTACCGCTTGAAAAGGTCACATCGGCAGAACCTGTGATGGCTTCTTCTAATGCAGTCCCTAAATTGGTGTTAGTTGTTGTACCCCAAGTACCAGACTGGTCGCCCGTACCGATAAGCTCGATTTTTAGTGGTGAATAAGTCGATGCCATAGTTTATCCTTTATGCCGCTATTTCAACCCAATTGGGCGATTGTGTGTCAATAATATCATTCCAAGTGCCTGTTTGCCTGTTTGCGAGTCATTTATATTTACCCAATTTGGTGTCTGATTGTCATCAATTACCTGCCAAATTAATACACTTCCTACCTCTCCTACTGCCTGTACGCCTGTTACGCTTACTACCGCACCAACAGATACAAAGACACTTCCAACACTACCTGTTGCCTGTAACCCTGTAACACTGATATTTTGACCAGTAATTACGTTTACCTGAGCCGTAGTTGCAGTTGACTCTACGCCCGTTAAATCTACACTTGCAGTACCTGAAGTTGTTACACTTCCTACCGCAGCCGTTCCAGAAACCCCAGTTACGCCAACATCCGTACCCTCTTGTACGGTCACACTGCCAACGCTTCCTGTAGCTTGGAGTCCCGTAACTGGAGCATTTGCTGCTGCTTCTACAGAAACTGAACCCTGTACTACTGTTCCTACAACGCCTGTTACGTTTACTACCGCAGTTCCAGTAACCGTTACGCTACCGATACTGCCTGTTGCTGACAACCCAGTAACATTGACGTCTGTTGTGGTAGCTACCGTTACCGTACCAACAAATACCGTTCCTGCTACGCCTGTTACTGAAACACTAGCCCCACCTTGTACTAGTACGGAACCTACTTGCCCTGTACCGTTTACGCTAGTTACACCAACATCCGATCCAGCATCGACAGCTACTCCTTCTATCTGCCCTGTAGCGCTTACTCCAATTACATCTACAACTGCCGAGCCTGTAACCGTTGCACTACCTAACTGCCCCGTACCAGAAACACCTGTTACGTTTACTATCGCATCTTGTGTAGTTTGTACAGTGACTGAACCTACCTGTCCTGCTGCTACTACACCACCACTATTCTCACTCCAGGGGTTTTCACCCCAACCGCCATACCCCCATCCCCCTAGCGGGACTTCTACATCTGTATAGTCCTCGCCCCAAGGTCCGCTACTCCAAGCGCCACTACCCCAGCCAGAATAGGTTGCCACTTAGTAATCACGCTATACGGATAATGGCGTTACTTGCGTCTGCTGTTGGGAAGACGATGGTAAACGTACCACTTGTAGAGGTCTTAGCGCCACCAAAGTCTAGAATACATACAGAAGGATCACCAGCAGCGGAATCGTTATAGATCATGGCGCCATAAGCTGTAATGGTCGCAGAAGTAAACGACAAGTCTGCAAAGTCGGTAAACGCTGTAGTACCCGAAGAAGTTGGGGTTACATTGGTTAAAGCACCGCCACCAGCAGAGTATGAGCCAGAAGCCGCTACTTCGTTGGTTGCCGTATAAGCCGTAGTTGCAGCCGTAAAGGACGCACTATTGTCATACATTGCTAGTTTAAAAGTATTACCAGTACCGTTCGTAAAGTTATGAGTTGCCGTCATCAACTGTACTTTGAAGCTGGTACACATAAAGTTGCCTGTAAAAGCCATTTTGGACTCCTATTCGTCTAAAAGTTTAATTAATTCAGGATGACCAGCTTCCCGTAGCTTGTGAGCTAGTGTTACACGATCAAATTTTACCGCTTCATTCATGTAAAAGACTAGTACTTCCCGAATATGATTCCTAAAAGCAATAGCTTGCTCCCGAACCAAGGGATGAGACTGATCCCCCACCTGAATAATCTTATCTAATGCCCGTTCAGCGACTTCCTCTGGGGTAAAGCCACCGTGGTCTTTTGTAAATACTTGGATACCGCTAGACTCGCCTAGCCCTTGTACACTAATCATTTAACTGGATACCTCACTTGTCCACTTCTGTAAGAATCTTGACGATCTTTAGCATCGCCCAACTGTTTGAGTTCTGCCATAGCACCATCATACCGAGCTTTATACATGGTCATGGTGTCAGCATCTGTCTTCATAAAGTTTGCTGCCTCTAAAAGCGCCCCATATAACAATACCGAATCAAAATTATCTCCAAGCCAAGAAGTCCCTGCGGTAACAATCGACTGTGGGTAGTAGAAATAATGAAGTTCTACAGAGTAATTGGCGTCTGGGGTAGGACCTAAGATAAAGGTGTTGTTGTCAAAAATAGCGTAATACTGGGGTTCACCATAAAAAGCTGCGTCCGTGTCTGGGTAAGACTCACGGATAAAGTTAACGTCTTTATTTAAAAGGTAGTGATACTCATTGGCTGCGTTAATTACCGCAAGGCTAAATGTTGCTAACCAGTCTACTGGTGTTGCTAAGTACTTGTTTCCACTAGTAGTATTTCCCGTAACATTCTTACGGAAAGCGGGCATCTGCACGGAGTTGTATATGCGTTGCTCCGCTAATTGGACGAACCTAGCAATCTGCTCGGCAGACGTAAATGAGCCTACGGTTGCTGGGAAATCGTTTTCAGCAAACCCTTTAATTGCAGAAGTTAACTGCGTATAGTTCATCCCATCTTCCCGCTAGACATTCTGCCTTTGGTTGCTGCACCAGCACCACGCATCTCAATCTTGCCGTATTTATTAATACCTTTGCCGTCAGTCTTACTAATGCCATCAACGGAGATATTCATTTCTGACATATCTTTAGACCCAGTCATGCCTTTGGAAGACAAGCCTTTGGCAGAGATTGTTTTGCCTTTCATAGTATGGGGAGGGGCATAGACTTTAGCGTCTCCTACCTCTTTACCCATTACTTTTTTAGAGTAATTAGCCATTATCGACCCCTTCCAGCACTTTTCCGCATCATGCCTTGGTTCTTAACCTTGGCTAAATTACGACCCATTTTTTTCATGTCCATCTGGCTTTTGCCGCCCATCTTGGGTTTGGCTTTCATACCAAGAACAGTAGGACCTGAGTCACCTAAATTTTTGCCTTCAGTCTTGCCTTTTTTGGCTACTCCGTCTGCGTCTTTCTTAAACATTTTCAACTCCTTATGTTGTTGTTACCGTTACACTTCCTACCAAACAGCTTGGGGCAAGATCATTAGGAGTTAGTCCGTCATCTCTAGCGCCACCAACAGGGTTCCATCCCCATTGAAATATTCTACTACCGCCCTCTGGATAACCAACACCCTGTAAGGTAGTGTCGTTAGATCCGTTAAGTTGCAAACCACTTGTTCCAGATACCGTATAGCTTACATCAGGGCGTGGTTCCCGTACAGCCTGTGGGTCATCAACTGGATACATACCTAATGACAACTGCGGTTGATCTGGATCCCAACAGGTAGGACACACCTTAATATTCTTTAATTGTTGTTTAACAACTAACTTTTTAAGCTCCTTTAACTTATACCGCTGACCACATCGGTCACATTCGGCAATCGCAAATTTGCCACTACTGTACTTATTAGGCATAGAATGTCGTCCTAGGTACGAACCTAGAAGCGGCTTTCTCTCTGTCCTCCGTAGAAGCCATGAGCCACTGCTCCTCGTATTCTGCCTTTAAAAATTGCACTCGTGCCTGTCCGTCTGGTAGCTTTTGAGCCATATAGAAAGCCAATCCAGCCACCATACAAGGTAATAGGCGAAAGGGAATATCAGGCTCTACCGTTCCATTAGACCCAGCATCCTGAATCCTACGCAACCTCCAATACACAAAAGTATAAGGACCACCACCAGCATCGGGTGTGGGCCAGACATTAATTGCAGGAAGGTTCTGTATAGAGATGGCTGCACCTGTTGTATGGCTTGCAGCAGTAGTGCCGTTTTGACCACGGTAGCAGTTTGTTAACACATTTCCTACTACGTTTGCATAGCTAATTGTTTCGTTATCAATCTTAATAAAACCACCGATAGGAAGGGCGCTGGCGTCACTAACTGTAATAGATGTGGTCACAGCATCAATCGTGCCGTTTAAGGTCACAGCGGTCGCGTTAGACTGTCCTGACTGGCGATTAAACCAGACCTGAATAGGGCGTCCAGTAGTTAATTTATTAGGTATCGTAGAGTATGTAGACTCAGAGATGCGGCTAATATTGATGTCAATTTGGTTACTTGTAACACCGTTATTTTGACGAATTACGTGATCTAAAAGATCAATTGTATTAATTGGCACTGGATAAATAGCTTGCCCAGTAACCATTGCAATCTGACCTTGCTCAATAGTCCAGAGATTAATGCCACGGTTAGCCCACTCTACAGTCAATAAATTCAAAGACCTGCGGGCAGTCCGCATATCGTAACCCGTACGAAGCTCCGTACCACAACGCTCAAAAGCCTCTTCAATGAGGTTATTGAGGTCTAAATTAAAAGCTGTTGTGCCTGAAGTACTCATATCTTCCTATACGGTTTTACTTTTGCTTTTACTTTTTTTGGCTGCGGGACGAACTGCTTTCCCTGTGCTTTTCCTTGCCGTTTTGCTCGTGTTGTTGCTGCGTACTCCTGTGGGCTTAGGGCTTCTATTGCCTTTTTTGGCAGGTATCTCTCGCCTGTCTCGGACGACTTCTTCCCTGACTTGGTTGTCCATTTCTGGTCTCCCCAAGCCTTTAAAGAACGCTGAGATTTTGCCAATCCACTCATTTATAACCACCGCCAGCCG